GTGCGTCGGAATCCTGTAGAGCCTGGAGGTTTTTTTGGTACACAACAAGAAAAGCCCAGAGCGACGACAAGGTCGAGGCACGAAGGACATCGGTGTCCTGCCTCAGATCCAGGTCTCGAGCGACGCCATACCAGTCGCACCAGCTCACCTATCTGATCGCTGGAAGGAGTCCTGGTCGACCTTCTGGTCTTCGCCCTTCGCTCAGTTGGTCCAGCCTGCACAGCATCCAGCAGTGGAGCGGCTCTTCGGGTTGTACGATGAGCGAGAACGGATGGACGCGTTCATCAGGACCGAGCCGATGGTGGCAGGGTCACAGGGTCAGCCAGTGGTGAACCCTATGTACCGACAACGGTCAGCGGTGGATGCGGAGATCCGACAACTCGAGGATCGGCTCGGACTGAACCCGAGGTCTGGACTGCAACTAGGCATCCAGTTCGGAGAAGCAGCCAGGAGTCTGGAGGAGCTCAATGCACGAATCGCCTACGCAGCCAGTGTCGAAGAGACCGAAGAAGACGACCCGCGCAGGGTCGCAGCCGAAGTCACCCCAGAAGACCCCGCTCTACTCGAGCCCGATCACGACTCCGCCTCCGCCTAGCTGGGGCGGACTGGTCTGTCGCTGGATCGAGACCAACCTCGTCCACGGTGAGGGCGACAAGTTCGGGGAACCGTTCCGACTCGAACCCTGGCAGAGGGCGTTCATCTGGCGCCTTTACGAATACGACCCAACGACGAACCGACGCATCGTTCGACGTGCGCTCCTGGGCACACCGAAGGGGAACGGGAAGACCGAGCTCCTCGCAGCCATCGCCCTGGCTGAACTAGCAGGACCTCGGGCACCCATCGCAGCGAACATCCCAGTCGCTGCTGCGTCTTTCGAGCAGGCGGACCTACTCTTCGGAACTGCTCGGATAATGCTGACCCAGGGACCACTCGCTCCGCACTTCGAGGTGTTCGACACAGAGATCCTGAGGAAGGACGGACCAGGGAGGATGTATCGAGTGGCTGCTGCGGCAGGCACCAACGACGGAGGACGCCCGACGTGCTTCATCGCTGACGAGCTGCACGAGTGGACTGGGAACAAGGAGCGCGTCCACCTGGTCCTGGCGAACTCACTGGCGAAGCGTGCAGAGGCGCTCGAGCTGAACATCTCGACGGCAGGGTCTGACGAGAACAGCCTGCTCGGTCGACTTCTCGCCTACGCGAAGAAGATCAACCTCGGAGAAGTCAAGGACCCATCGTTCCTGGCTGAGTGGTGGCAGGCATCAGAGACCCACGACATCGAGACCGAGGCAGGACTGCGCGCAGCCCTCGAGCAGGCGAACCCCAGCGCCCCAGCCTTCGTCGACATCGAGCGCCTGATGGCGCGGTTCATCGAGATCCCACGGCACGAGTTCGAGAGGTACCACCTGAACAGATTCGTCCAGCCTCCAGATCGCTGGATCGGTCTCGAGCAGTGGATGAAGCTCAAGGACGTCAGCCTGGCGCCAGAACCTGGTGCGAAGATCGCGGTCGGGTTCGACGGTTCCTATGCCCGAGACGCGTCATCGCTGGTGGGCTGCACCCTGGACGGCTACATCTTCCACATCAAGACCTGGGAGCGGAACACCAGGGACCCAGAGTGGACCGTCCCACGCTCAGAGGTAGACGCGACTGTCGACCAGTTGATGAAGACCTACGACGCGACGCTCTTCTGTGACCCTCCTGGGTGGCAGACAGAGATCGAAGAGTGGGGTCGTCGATACGGGAACAAGGTCGCGATCTTCTCGACAGCTACACTGGAACGGATGGGACCAGCCTGCGACCGATTCTTCACAGCAGTCGCCACAGGTGAGGGACTGAGGCACGATGGCGATCCCCTCCTGGCGCGACACATCGGGAACGTGCACACCAGGACCACCAGGTACGGCACCGTCATCGGCAAGAGCTACAAGTCCTCGCCAGATAAGATCGACGCTGCGGTGGCTGCGGTGGTATCGTTCCAGGGAGTGAAGTCCCTAATGGTGGAGGCGAAGCCGAAGCCGAAGGTCGAGTGGGTCGAGCTGTAAGGAGACAATGTGGGAATCCTTGATCGCGTCCTCGGACGCTCTATTCCAGAAGAGAAGCGCACAATCGGTGGGCAGTGGTTCGCTGGTGAGAACAAGACAACGGCTGGAGTGCACATCAACGAAGAGAACGCGACGTCGATCGGCGCAGTGTATGCAGCCGTCAAGCTGTACGCGGACACCATCGCGTCAATGCCCTGGGACACCTACATCCGCATCGACGGAACGCGTCGACCGTTCCGACCACGTCCACGCTGGATGGATCATCCACAGCCGTCGAACCCTAACGAGACACCGTTCGACTTCAAGCATCGGATGGTCTCGTCACTTCTCCTAGACGGGAACGCGTTCATCCTGGTACTGCGCGCACCATCTGGAGATGTTGTGGAGACACGAGTCCTCAACCCACAGAAGGTCACCGTCGAGATGGGCGACGACGGAGCACCGATCTACAAGATCGAGACACGCGAAGGCGCGACAACCCTGGGCACCGAATCCATCATCCACATCAAGCTCTTCGCAACGGGCGAAAATCTGCGCGGGCTATCGCCAGTCGAGCATCACAAGGTGACGCTCGGTCTGGCGAGCGCGACGCAACTGTTCAGCGCGAAGTTCTACGAGAACGGCACCACTGTCGGTGGCATCGTCAAGGTTCCAGGGGAACTCACGATAGATCAGGCAGAGGCTCTTCGCTCTGGATTCGCACGACGTCACGAGGGCATCGAGAAGGCGTGGCGCGTCGCAGTGCTCACAGGTGGAGCGGACTATCAGCAGCTCGGCATCAAGATCAGCGACCTCCAGTTGGTCGAGACGATGCACTACGGCGTCGAGGCGATCGCTCGCATCTACGGCGTTCCACTTCAGCTTCTTCAGTACCCAGGCGGGAACACGTCATACGCATCGGCTGAGGTTCTCGGTCAGGCGTGGATGGTCCTCGGACTGACGAGCCTGGTCGCACGCATCGAGGCTGGACTCCAGCGACTCATCATCGGAGAGCGCACGTTCATCAAGTTCACGATGGAAGGTCTGCTTCGAGCGACAACACAGGAACGATACAACGCCTACTCGACGGCACTGAACAACGGGTTCCTGTCGGTGAACGAAGTGCGCGCACTGGAAGATCGACCACCTGTAGATGGTGGCGATGAGTTCTGGAAACCACTCAACATCGGCACCCTCGACGGTTCGACAACAAGCGAGACGACACCGTCGTGAGCTACATCATCACTGACATCGACGGGACGCTGACGACCAGCGGAGACACTCCGAACCAGCCGTTCATCGACTGGCTGAAGAGTCAGGCGAACGACTTCGGAGCCCAGGTCATCATCGTGTCTGCACGCAACATCGACCGACTCGCTGAGACGGAACGATGGCTGAACGACAACCTCGTCCCGTATGAAGAGATCCACCTCCAGGACTTCGGTGAGTCGAACCCAGCCGTCAACGAGGCGTTCAAGGCGTACAAATACTCGAAGCTCCTGGAAGAGTACGGAGACGAGATCGAGTTCCTGGTCGACAACGACCCAGAGGCTCGAGACGCAGCCCAGGGGATGGGGATCGCTGCATACACGCCAGAGGAGGCGATCGCCTTGACGGTCGATGACGAGTCTCCTGATGATCAGGTGCGCGTTCTGCTCGACGTTCCCGACTACATCCGAGAGAACGCCAGGAAGGGCATCGAGTACGAACGGAACGGATACGCAGGCGATGGGCTCCAGCCACAGACTGTGGAAGAAGCTCGTCAGTTGGCTGCTGGTCGAGTCGAGGACGAGAAGGTCACGCGGATGCGTGCCTGGATTCTTCGACACCGAATCGACTGGGAGAACGTGCCACGCAACAACGACCCAGAGAACGAGGACTTCCCAGGACCAGGAGCAGTCGCTGCATACCTGTGGGGAGTCGATCCGACACAACCAGACGGAGCAGACCAGGTGCTATCTTGGGCAGATCGCGCACTTGCACCAAGCGCGGATGTAGATGAGAGGTTCGACGTGAAAGAACTAGAGACCCGATCCATCTCCCTCGGTGAGTACCGAGTCGAAGACGCAGCAGACGGTCAGAAGCGGATCAGCGGCTACGCGGCACTCTTCGGAGCGCCATCTGCTGGTCTCCCGTTCACTGAGATCATCGCCCCTGGCGCCTTCAAGCGCACCCTCGCACGAGCTGCGGAGGGGAAGAAGATCGTCTCCCTGCTATTCGGTCACGACGAGACTCGTGCACTTGCAACGACTGCAAGTGGACGCCTGTCCCTGGTCGAGGATGAGCGCGGTCTACGCGTAGACGCCCTCCTGGACCCATCAGATCCAGACGCAGCTAGCGTCCTGTCGAAGGTTCGCAACGAGGCGCAGTCGATGGGCTGGTCCTTCGGGTTCACGATCCCGAAGAACGGGGACGAGTGGGAAGGTGATCAGCGCACGCTGCGCGAAGTCAACCTCTTCGAGGTGAGCGTCCTATCTGCTGGTCAGACTCCTGCATACCCAGCGACCCTCGGTCTCACTGCGATCCGTAAGGTCGCGAAGGACCGACTCGGCGTCAGCGGCGACACCCTCGTCGATACGGTCGAGGCGATCAAGCAGGGACGATCCCTGACTGAAGAGCAGACCGAGGTCCTTGACGCAGTGCGCGTCAAGCTCGGCGCGAAGCTCGAACAGCGTGAGACCTGGACCGTCAGTGCAGATCGCGACCTCGACATTGTCGAGCGTGACTGGGACGGTGCCGCAGCGGCTGCTCGTGTCTTCGAGTGGGCTGGATTCGATGGCGAGACTCCAGACTTCGAGCGTGCTCGTCGCGCCTTCCTCATCCACGATGCTGATGCACCTGAACTCCGAGGCTCCTACAAGCTCGGGTTCGCGGACGTCGTCGACGGCGAACTAGTCGCCATCGCTGAAGGTCTTCGCGCAGCAGCCTCCCGTCTCCCGTTGACAGACGCTCCACAGGACGCCCTCGATCGAGCGCGTGCAGTCCTGGACGCCTACTTCGGGAACCGATCAACGCATCCCACAGTCGCACAGGCGCAACTGCGCCTCGCTATGCTGAGGGACGAGACGATCTAGCCACGAGGCTGACGACCCGCCACTGAGAAGTGCGCCCTCGTCACGTCATCCCGCCAGTGAGTCGGCAGTCAATCAAGACAGAGAAGATAAGGAGTTGAAAAATGGCAGACATCAAGAAGCTGCACGAGAAGCGTGCAAATCTTCTGACCCAGGCGACGAGCATCGTCGCTGACGCGGCAGAAGCAGGCGTCGCCCTTGAAGGCGACAAGCAGGCACAGTTCGAGGCTCTTACAGCCGAGGCTGCTGTCATCGCCGAGGCGATCCGCAGCGAGAAGTCCGCAGCAGAGGCACGCAGTGCCGCTGATGCAGCTCGTGCTGAGTTCGCTCAGGTTCTCGCCCCGAAGGCAGAAGTCAACGATGAGATCGCGGAGCTTCGCGCTCTTGGTCGCAACGGTGGCGTGAAGACCTTCGAGTATCGAGACGTATCACGAAGCACTGGTCTCGGCAACCCAGTCTCGATCGGGGATCGAGTCAACGTGGTCGCTGGTCAGTTCAATCCGTTCCTGGACGCGAACATCGTCACCGTTGTGCGCGCATCCACAGGCAACAACATCCAGTTCCCACGCGTCACGGCGCTCGGGACGGCTGGTTCAGTTGCTGAAGCGGGAACCATCGGCGAGTCAGACGGAACGCTCAGCGCGCTGTCCCTCACCCCGATCAAGTACGCGACGATCCTCCAGATCACCGAAGAGCTCGTGGAAGACGCAGCCTTCGACATCTCGATGTTCGTGGCTGACAAGGCGGGAGCCGAAGTGGCTGTCGCTCACGGCGCCTTCGCTGGTACGGCTGTAGCGGCTCAGGCTGCTGCGGGTGTGACTGGTTCAGGCACCACGGTGAACCCCAACTTCACCGATCTAGCCAAGCTCAAAGCGTCGGTCAATCAAGCCTATCGTCGGGCGCCTAAGGCAGGCTGGTTGATGAACGACACAACGCTCGGCGTTGTGACTGGTCTCGTTGATACGGCTGGTCAGCCGATCTTCCGACCAGGCGATGCGAACGCACCTGATCGCCTCCTCGGCGCTCCTGTGTATTCCGCAGCGTTGATCGACCTCACCGACGACACGGCAGGCTCGATCCTCTTCGGCGATCTCGGGAGCATCACGACTGTCCTCGTGGGGGGCGTCCGCGTGGAGGCATCCCGCGAGTTCGCGTGGAACCTCGGGCTCGTGAGCTACAAGATCGAAGTCCGCGGCGCGACGGGTCTCGCGATCCCAGCAGCCGTCAAGAGCTTCAAGTCAGCCAACGTCGCCTAATCGTTAGGCACTAGGTTGAGCGGCGGGGTGTCGAGCTTCGGCTCGGCACCCCGTTCGCCTTAGTGGGAGGCAGTGTGGAGATCATCAAGAAGATCAAGGACCTCGCCCGTAGGGGTCCGCGTAAAATCGACGGAGAGGCACCCAGGAGCCCCGTAGAGCGGTCTATAGTGGCGACCAGGTACCAGAGGGCTACTATCAAGCGAGAGCCCGTCAGAGGGCGGGAGAAGGGGGTCTAGTGGCAGGCGGCGTGATCAGTTCCAGGCAGTACCAGGTGAACGCTACCCCGACGCTGCTGGCAGTTGGGAACGCTGGAGGATCAGAGCTACATCTGCACGCTGACAACAACAACTCGAAGGACATCCTGGTCGGACCAGAGAACGTGACCTCCTCGACTGGGTTCCTGGTACAGAAGGGCGACGAGTTCACGATCTACCTGCCAGAGGGCGCGTACATCTACGGTGTATCATCGGACGGATCTCAACAGAAGATCTACGTCCTACAGACTGGAGGCATCTAGTGTCCTACGCAACGCTCTCAGAGTTCAAGGCTGCGATCGGCATCACCGACTCGACGGACGACGTCGCACTTCAGAGCGTGCTCGATGCAACCGACAACCTGATCGACCTCTACACCGACAGGAAGCAGGGATTCGGCACTGCGTCAGAGACTCGCTACTACACAGCCCAGGACTGGAGCTACACGCTGACTGATGACCTCGTCAGTATCACCACACTCCAGACTGACGACAACGCTGACGGCAGCTACGAGACGACCTGGACGGCAGGGACAGACTTCGTACTAGCACCAGCGAACGCAGCACTCGACGGTCAGCCATACACCGAAGTCGACGCCTCCACTGCATACCCTCGGAACTTCCCGAAGGGCGTGTATCGAGGCGTCAAGATTGTGGGTGTGTTCGGGTTCCCAGGTGGAGCACCGAACGCAGTCAAGCAGGCGGCACTGATCCAGGCTGGTGCAGTGTGGTCATCAAGGACGTCCCCCTTCGGGGTGATCGGCTCACAGGAGCTGGGCGGTCTGTTGCGACAGACTCGAGCACTCCATCCAGAAGCTGCGATTCTCCTCGAGCCGTATCGACGACGTGAGGGTCTCGCTCGGTGAACGACGCCACAATCATCGCTGGTCTAGCAGCGCATCTATCAGCTCGAACGGCACCGACTGGGTACACGCTCCGAGCTGTTCATCCGTACCCACCAGACAACCTAGCGGTCGTTCCTGCCATCGTCATCATCCCTGGGGACGACGCGATCGGATACGGGGCGGCTGCTCGAACAGTCACGCTGACACTCAACGTCACCGTCTACATCCAGCCACAGGCTGACCTCGCTCGGAAGTATGCAGACCTGATGGTCTGGCGCACCTGGCTGAGGGACTCGCTGATCGACGGCGTGACACTCGATGGCACAGCGACAGTCGCTCAAGCGAGTGTCGTGAGCACGACGATGGGGACTGACACCTGGGCAGACCAGGACTATCTGACCATCAGCGCCACAGTAGAGGTGGCAGTCGTGGAGGCGATCAGTGCGAGCGCGTAAGATGAGCCAGAGCACCGAGAGCGGCGACCTCCTGGTCGTCGCGGTTCCAGGGGCACTGCCAGACGGGCAGTTCGTCAGTGGAGTCCCCACAGACGGATCGCCAGTGGCACTGCCATCAGACCTCGCTCGGGCGTACATTGAAGCGGGACTGGTTGTCCCAGTAAAGAGTGCGGCGCCTGCCGCTGAAGTAGACGACAAGGAGATCGAATAATGCCAGCAGCATCCGCGGGGAACGTACTGTTCTCGAAGCTCGTCGCCTTCAAGGAGGCGACGCCTGGAACCATCCCAACACTGACCAGCGGTGGTCGGAAGATGCTCGTCACTGCGACGGGCGCCATCTCGAACGGCACGATGATCGAGCTCGGGGCAGAGCGCAGCGTGGCGCTCAGGAACCCACTCATCGGATCGACAGGGACGATCGTCTCCGTCGAGCCAACCATCTCCGCAACGGTTCCAGCAGTCAGCATCGGAGAACTTCCGATCTGGTTGTCGATGACCCGCACTGACACGCCTGCTGGTACGGCTGCGCCATACGAGTGGGACTACGACTACTCGATGACGGCTGCAAACAGCCCGACGTCCTACACGATGGTCGCGACGGATGGCGTGCAGCAGTACGCTCTCCCATACTCGCTGGTCGAGTCGATGACGATCGCTGCTGACCGTAGCGGTCTGACCAACCTGAGCGCGAATCTGTTCTGCCAGTCTGTGCAGAAGAACTCAGCGACTCTGGCTGACGGAACTCCGACCTCTCCGTTCCTGGCTGGTCGCCTCTGGAAGGGCTACACACACACGTCCTTCCCAGGCACAGCAGACGGGACAGCCTACGACTACCTCCTGGACTTCAGCCTGGACTTCAACGCGGGGATCACCCGCCAGTCCTATCTGAACGGGACGGCAGTCTTCTCGACACACGCAGAGAGCGCACCCTTCGCAGGGACTCTGTCGATGACGGTCTCCTCGACTGCATCCGCAGTGTCGAGCTGGTACGACAAGTACCAGAGCGCATCACCTCAGTATGTCCGCCTCTCCTGGACTGACGGGACGTATTCGGCTCACATTATGTGCGCGGTCGTTCCGACTGAAGTCCAGCAGATGGCGGGTGCTGAGGACGGGCTCACGACGATGGCAGTGACAGGGACTCTGGTCTATGACACAGCCTCAGCGAAGAGCCTCCGCATTGTGGTCAACAGCGACCTCTCTGCTCTTCCATAAGTTCGAGAAGTTAGAAGGAGGACAAGGTGAGCCAGAACAAGCCAACGTTCCGAACGGTCGACGTGAATCTGTCCAGCCCCTTCGAGGGCTGGACAGCCACGATGAAGGCAGACGGCATCCCAGCCAGGATCTTCATCGAACTCCAGAGCGGAAGTGCCGAGCGGTCACTCACAGCCCTGGAGAAGCTCGTCGTCAAGCACAACTTCCTGGATGCAGATGGGAACTTCGCGACGTCAGTCCTGGACGCTCCGATGGATGCGCTCAGCGATGCGATCCAGAAGTGGAGCGACGCAGTAGCAGCACTCCCCCCTCGATAAGACTCGACGCCCAGCGGCTGGCGGCGGGTCGATCACTGGTGCCGCACCCGTACATCGCAGCGCACCTGATCGGTGAGAAGTTCCACGTCCCTCCACACGAAGTGCTGGAGTGGGAGGCTGGAGACTTCCAGCGTACACTTCAACTGATGGGTGACCTACAGCCGAAGGAGCAGAGCAGACGTGTCTGATGTTGGGCTGAACTTCAGGATCGAAGTCGACGCGAACTATCGCGCCTACGAGCGCGGGTTCCTGGAGGGCTCGAATCCTGCCGCCTACAAGCGGCTCTTCAGCTTCGCCACGCTCAACGCTGCGCGGACGTACTCGAAGCCCATCAAGGCTGCGGCTCCGAAGGGTAAGACAGGGAACTTGATCCGCGGCGTGAAGGCGAAGACTGGACGATACAACCGACCGAGCGCAGTCGTCGGTCCACTGTATTCGAGCCGAGGATCGACCAAGAATCCCTGGTACCGATACTTCGTGACGGCTGGTCGCAGCGGCACTCGACGCACCAAGAACGGCACCTTCACGGTGAAGCCAGTGGGAGCGCGTCCGTTCGTCAACGACACAGTCAAGCGACAGGAGAACGAGCAGCGCGCACTCGATGCGTTCTACAAGACGCTCGAGGAGTTCTACAACAACCAGGTCTTCAAGGGTCGGATCTTGAAGTTCCGCAGAGGGTCTCAGGTGGGCGGTGCTGTAGGATCTGTCGGTCAGTTCTTCAGGAGCGTCGCGAAGACGATCTAGGAGGTATCAGTGGTCAGCGCATCAGCAGCAGCAGTCTTCACCGTCATCGCGAAGGACGCAGCCAGTAAGGCGCTGGGCACCATCGGGAAGTCGATGGGACGGCTCCGCAGCTTCGCTGGGATGGCGTTCAAGGCGATCGTCGCTGGTGCCGCAGCGGCTGCGACTGCCATCGCTGGTCTAGCCATCGCGTCGATCAAGGGCGCCATCGAGGACGAGAAGGCACAGACCAGGATGATCGCGACCCTCAGGGCGCGTGGTCTGGCGAACGAGAAGAACCTCGCCTCCATCGAGGCGCTAATCAAGGCAGGGGAACGCCTGGGGATGACGGACGACGATGTTCGGAAGAGCATCGAGACGGCGACGCAATACACCAACAACTTCTCGAAGGCGCTCGAGATCCAGCGCGTCGCCCAGGACCTCGCAGTGGCGAAGGGGATCGACCTGGAGTCAGCGACGGCGATGGTCGGGAAGGCGTTCCAGGGGAACAGTAAGGCGTTCAAGGCGCTCGGCATCGACCTCACGAAGGTGAACCGAGTCACTGAAGAAAAGCTCAAGAAGGACAAGAACGGATGGTTGAGCACTGAGAAGGTCACCAAGACCACGAAGGAACAGATCAAGGGGATGGCTGCGCTCAAGATCATCCTCGGTCAGTACGCTGGAATCGCTGACGAAGTCGCCAACACCACAGCCGTCAGGCTCGAGGCGACACAGATCGCAATCAACGAGAAGTTCGAGGCGTTCGGCTACAAGTTCCTCCCACGCGTCAACGACGCCCTGACCTGGTTCAAGGACGAGATCCTTCCGCAGCTCGAGCCACTCCTCGAAGGTCTCGCCACTGGGATCGGAACCGTCACCGAGGCGATCCTCGGGAAGGACGGACTGATCGCAGCCCTGGGCGACATCGCGACACCGATCTACGATCAGCTCGAGCCGAGCTTCACAGACTTCGGGGATGCGGCGGGGACGCTGTTCGACAACCTGAGCAAGTTGAAGAACCTCCTGACAGGGACCAGCGAGAAGGACACGAACGGCATCTCTGGCGCTCTCTGGCTCCTGGCGAAGCCTACGGAGTTCATCTACGACAAAATCACTCAGGTCATCGAAGCCATCAACTGGGTGCTCGAGAACGGGTTCGGGCTACTCAAGGCGCTCGGAATCATCAACGAAGGCGACCTGATGGGCACGTTCAAGACTGGGCAGTTGACGTCTGCCCCAGGTGGCGGGATGCCGATCCGCACGCCTGGTCCTAACTTCGGAGCTGGTATGACCACCACGTCAGTCACTCCGATCAAGCTGGAGATCGGAACGAAGGCGCAGTCTGAGCTCGCCTACAAGTTCGGCGCAGGCGTCAACGCAGCGACAGGCACACGCAACGGGGCGAGGTAGTCGATGGCGACGGCGCCCTTCCAGCTTCTGGTTGATCTTCCCCAGATCGCGACAGCCAGTCGAACGAGCAGCACAGTCACGATCACGACTGCATCCCCTCACGGTCTAGCCTCTGGCGCCTACGTTCAGATCGAGTCGATGACTGGATCAGCGGGGACCTCGATGAACGGGATGTACGCGATCACCGTCACATCTGGCTCAGCCTTCACCTACACAGCGGCTGGATCTTCTGGATCTGGAACTGTCACCACAGCAGCGGCGTCGCAGGATCTGCTGAACCCACTGATCAACTATGCCCAGGGAACAGCCAGGAACGCTGCGCTCTACGTCGAACTCAGCACCATCGCGATGACCTCGATCGGAGACGGCGGGAGCAGCCAGATGGGGTTCAGCGTCAATCAGGACGACACCCCTGCTGATGGTCCCTGGTTCGCACTGATCCCAGACCAGGCTCGGGTCAGGCTCTACAAGAAAGACACAGGGACGACACCGACGGATGCGGACCTCTACTTCATCGGAACCGTCGCCTCGATCAACGCCAGGATGAACGGGGCAGGACAAGGCACGACAGCAGACGTCACACTAGACGAGGTGAACGCCATCCTCGATAAGCTCGTTGTCTTCGGCAAGGAGGCACAGGCTCGCTCACCTGAGGGCGAGGGTGCGTTCTCACGAGTCTCGAACGTCACGACGGTCACGACCAGCAGCGACCACGGCTATGCAGTCGGTCAGCAGCTCATCATCAAGAGCGTCATCGGCGGCAACAACGCATCCTTCAACGGAACCTTCACTGTCGCAACGACTCCATCCGATGACACGTTCACCTACTCGAACGCAGGGAACGACGCGACAGGTGACAACTGGCGAACTATCACCTCGATCTCTCTCGTTCCTAAGAGCCTACAGGTCGTTCAGATTCAGATCACGAGCGGCGCCTTCCACGGTCTCAGCAGCGGAAACACAGTGGAGATTCGAGGAGTGACGGCTACATCCGACAAGGCGACTAATCAGATCAACACCGTCTTCACTGGCACGAACGTGAAGCGTGTGAGTTCGACGGTGTTGCAGGTTGTGATGTCGAGTAAGTTGACAAACACGCAGACCTTCAGTGGCGGCGAGATTCGCGGCATTGCCACCATTACTCCGACTGGTGGTAGCTCGCAGACAGTCATCCCGATCAACGGTGGAGAGGATGAAGGCGATGCTGTCAGGAAGGCGCTCGCAGCGGTG